CTGGCTGAAACCGATTGGTGGGTACTGCCGGATCGTACAGCTTCAGCCGAGCAGCTTGCCTACCGTCAGGCGCTTCGCGACCTACCCGCAACCACTAGCGATCCGGCTAACCCCGTTTGGCCGACGAAGCCGGAGGTTTAATCAATGTCTACTGTAAAAGCTAATACAGTCACTGCTGCGACGACTAACGGCAACGTCAGCATCGTTGGCAACGGCACCGGCAAGGTCACGCTGGGCGACGGCAACCTAATCTTCCCAGATGCAGACGGGACCGCCGGTCAGTTCCTCCAGACTAGCGGCAGCGGCACGCTGTCGTTTGCCGGTGGCGGCAAGATTGGTCAGGTTATTCAAGCAGTAAAAACTGACACATTTTCAGTGACCGGCACCACATATGCCACTGTTACAGGGCTGACTGTAGACATAACGCCGTCAAGCACCTCAAGCAAAATGCTCATTATAGGTCATTTAACATTAGGTACTTCGGATTTCATGGCATACGCCCAACTGTTGCGAGATTCGACGGTTCTTTTTATTGGCGACGCAGCAAGTAATCGACCGCGTGTAACACTGGCACTGCCTTATGCCAGTACGTCTCCAACTTATATGATTGCGGCGCAGCCAATTTGTTATCTGGACAGCCCGTCAACCACTAGCCAAGTGACTTATGGCGTTCAGATAGCAAGTTATGACGCGGCAAAGATTGCGTATGTCAACAGAACACACGCAGACCGAGACACAACCGCGTATGAGCCGAGAACCGCCTCATCCTTTACCGTTATGGAGGTGTTGGCATGAGCAGCAAAGAACAGGCTCTAGTAGAGTTACGCCCCGGCGAAAGCTGGTCGTGGAACGGTGACGACTACTCTGGTTTGACGTGGTTAGCCGATACGCCAAAGCCAACTGAAGCTGAGATTGCAGCCAAGAAAGCAGAGTTGGAAGCAGCAGAGCCAATGCGTCTGCTGCGTGTAGAGCGTGACCGCCTGCTGGCTGAAACCGATTGGTGGGCTGTGTCAGACCGCACGATGTCGGCGGAACAAAGCGCCTATCGCCAAGCCCTGCGCGACTTACCCGCCAATACATCCGACCCGTCGAACCCGACGTGGCCGACAAAGCCGGGGGCATAAGCTATGAGTACGATCAAAGCCAATACGGTTACCGCCGCCGACCTAAACACCGACCTTACGCTGACCGGCAATGGTACGGGCAAGGTCAACCTTGAGGCGGGTACGAAGCTGAACGGCACTGCGCTAGGCACTGCTGCTACGCTCAACGCTGGCAGCGGCTCTGGCGACTTGCTCCGCACAGACGGCAGCGCGGCATCGCTGACGGGTATCCCCGCCTATTATGAGTTGATAACGAGCGGCACCCTCTCCGCAGCTTCATCCTTGGCTATTGAGGGGTCGTCTTATATTAACGACAACTATATTCGGTACGTTCTTGAATACGAAGAAACCGGAAATGTAACCGCCGGAATACAAATTACTTTCCGCGAGGAAGCGACTGGTACTTATTTTTCCGCCAATTACGGACATGCTTTGACTGGCGTTAGTGGGGCAGGTAGCGCTTATACTAACTCAGCTTACAACACGTCCAATATCTACCCCAATTTCACTTTTTTCCACCCCAGTCATACGACCGGCACGAAGTTTGAGTATCACAGCTTTCGGGCCAGTGATTGCTATTCCAGCGTATTTTGGCACGGTGGCTATCCCGAGGATTATTATAGCCAAACATCCGTTGCATACGGGTATGGCGTCCTGCGCGACAATGCCGTCATCGACGGCATGAAGTGGACTGCCGTTAGCGGCACCTTTACTGGTCGTTATTGGTGGTACGGATTGAAGGGGGCTTAATCATGGCACGAACAAAAGTCATTAACGGTGTTGTCTACCCGCTGACCGCAGAGGAAGAAGCCGAGGCTGATGCCCGTGAGGCTGCGTGGGCGGCGGGTGCAACCGACCGTGCTTGGGCCGAGTTGCGCGCCGAGCGAGATCGCCTGCTGGCCGAGACGGACTGGGTAAGTCTCCGCGCTGTAGACGCGAGCGCTGACGGCTTGGGCATACAGCTTCCGCAGGTGTGGGTTGATTACCGCCAAGCGCTGCGCGATCTGCCTGCTAACACGGTAGACCCGGCCAATCCGGTCTGGCCTACGAAGCCATCATGATGATCCGCACACTCGCCCTAGCTGCCCTGCTCCTCACGTCTCCTGCAGCAGCGCAGAATGTCGCATGTGTGCCAGACACGCAGGCAGCAGACGCGGCGGCAACCAATGCGGGCGAGGATTTGATCTGGGAGGGCCGCACCAGTACCGGGTCCGAGATCAGGTTCTATCTGGGCAAGAAGACATGGAGTGTGTTTTTTCGCCGTGCGGATGGCCTTTGGTGCACCAGCCCGACGATGGTCGGAACCACCCGTAAAGCGGAGCGCGTGTAGTGGATCTAAACAAAGACCTAATCGACGCGGCTAGTCTCGCGCTCGTTATTGGCACGCTTGCCGAGTGGCTGCCCCCTGTTGCTGCAGCGATCAGCATCGTGTGGACATGCCTCCGCATCTATGATTGGTGGAAGGCCAGATAGATGGAAGGGGCCATCGACCTGAGAACCGTCCTCACTGTGGGGGGCATCCTCTGCAGTGTGGCGGGGGCCGCCGCCGTTGGTAAGATGCAGTTGAAGGTGATCCAAGAAACCCTACAGGACATCGAGGCTCGCATACGAAAAATCGACCAGCGGATAGACGGCTTGGAAAACGCGCAGGCCGTACTCAAGCAGCGCACGGACATCATGGCTAAGCTCAATGCGCCTGAAGTGCTCGCTACGTATAACCGCGAAGTAGCTACCATCATGGCGGACATTAAATACCTGAAGGTCGAAGCTGAGCGGCAACATAAGATCCATAATGGATCGCACCCAGTCGTCGCCAGCGAAAGGAAAGGCGTATGATCCAAGCACTACTACCCAGCCTGCTGCCTGCGGTAACCGACATCGTCGGCAGGTTCCTGCCGGAGAACGCCGAGGAGAGGGCGAAGGCTGAGCGCGCAATCAAGGAGCAGCTCACTAAGCACCTCGCCAAGGTTGACCTTGCGCAGATCGAGGTGAACAAGGAAGAGGCGAAGGGCAACTGGTTTCAGTCGAGCTGGCGGCCGCTTACTGGCTGGACCTGCGCGGCGTCGCTCGCTTGGACGTATCTACTGCAGCCGATGGTGTCGTTTGTTCTGGCACAGTCCGGTCATCTGGTCGAGCTGCCTGCTTTGGATATGTCGCAGATGATGCCGATCCTACTCGGTATGCTTGGGCTGGGGGGCCTAAGAAGCTGGGAGCGTACCAAAGGGGTAGGCAAGTAGCATGGCGCGCGTAGCAATAGGCTTAGCCTCACATTCGGTGAAGGTGCGGAAGCGCACCAGCATCGGGGCGTCGGTGCGCAGCAGGCCGAAGAACAAGCACAAGCGCCGGTCGTTCAAGAAGTATCGGGGACAGGGATGATCGAGAAGCTGAAAGAGCAGATCGAAGCCGACGAGGGACGGGTGCATTGCGTGTACCTAGACACGCATCAACTGAAGACGGCGGGGGTGGGTCACCTTCTGGTCGAAGGCAAAGACCCCGAGTATGACTGGCCGGTCAGCGCGCCGGTTACTTACGAGCGGGTAGAGGAATGGTTCAACGAGGACATCAAGGTTACGCTGAATGAGTGCTGCTGGCTGATCGATGACTTCGAGCAACTTCCTGAAGAAGTGCAACTAATTATCGCTAACATGATGTATAACTTGGGGAGGCCACGGCTGAGTAAGTTTGTCAAGTTCCTTGCAGCCGTGGATAGGCGAGACTGGACAGCCTGCGCTCGGGAGATGGCCGACAGTAAGTGGCATCGGCAAGTGCAGAACCGGAGCGGCAGGCTAATAGAGAGGATGCTAGACGTTGCCAAATCCGGGGATAAGTGAAGAGACCGCTAAACAATTTATTGAGGCGGTTGAGGAGCAACTTAAACTAGGCCGGGTGCCCAAAGGCACCGTGTCTAAAAACGGGCCGGGTGCACTGGCGGCAGCCTGCGAGAAGCTAGGCTATTCAGGCGGCGGAGCAAGCAGTCGGTTGGCTAGTGCGGAGCGCAAGTACCGCAAGGTAGACTGGTCGCTGTACCGCCCCGCTGATCCGCAGGAACAGACGAACACACCGGTGTTCGACCTGCCTGAGTTCCCCACCGACGACATCAGCGCAGAGGATATGCTCGACCACCTGCAGCGCAGGTTCGAGAAGAAGCTAGCGCACGAAGATGCGAAGACGTGGTTCAAGGTCAAAATCAAGACGAACGACCCGGTCGGTCTGGCCGTCGTAGGTGACCCGCATCTCGGCACCCACTGCAACATCCCGCTGCTGCGCAGGGACGTGGATATACTGCGCAGCACCGAGGGGATGCTCGCCGTCAACATAGGTGACACGGCCGACAACTGGGGCCGTATGGTTTACCTGTACGCCGAGGACGACATCAGCCGACCCACCGAGCGAAAGCTAGCTAGGTGGTTCTTGAAGGACGCTGGAGTGCCGTGGGCGGTCTGGCTGCACGGTAACCACGATACAATGCACAGTGAGTTCTCGACGTTCTTGAAGTCCGAGAACGTGGCGCAGATACCGATGGTCGATTGGCGGGCCAAGTTCTGCCTGACCTTCCCCGGCGGAGGTGAGATCCGGGTCGATGCCGCGCACAACCACAAGGGCACGTCGATGTATAACCGGCTGCACGGCCAGAAGCGCGCAGCCCTGTGGGATGAGGACGCCGACATCTACGTCGCCGGCCATCACCATACATGGGGCCTGACGCACGAGGAGCTGGACGACGGCCGCGTCGTGTGGATGGC